ACAAAGGTAAGGGTTTTGTAGATACCGACAAAATTTTTCTTGGGAAATTTTCGTTTTTACCAAAGAATTTAACCTTTGTTAAAAGAAAAGGACTACTTTCCCAAGCAATCCTTAACATAAAACTAATCATCCTAAATTCTAAAGGGCGTTTATATATTACCCTACATAAAAAAGAATGATTATGAAAAAACATAAAAATAATAATCTTAATTCTAAAGTAGCAGAATATGATATATTTCCCTCTTTACAGGAGATGGAAGCGAACAGATATATGATTCCGATACTTTAGGGAAAGAGCGTCTTGTTTAAATAGAGCATTTGTTCTGCTAAAACAAATCTTTGTGCTCTTATTGTCTAACAAATTAACTCCTCTTAAATATAAACTTTGTATAAAAATACCCCGGACATTTGTAGTATCCGGGGTATGAAAAATGATACAAATACATTAAAGTAAGTTACTGAATACCTTAAAGTTTAACACTATAAATTTGTAATCATTCAAAAGAATATATTAACTCCAGTCCTTTCCCTTAATAAAAGGAACATCTTCACAGACATTCCTTTTCAATTCTTTTTGCTATGCATCTCTATGCAATAGCAAGTCAGGTGTTTACATCTCTATACTTTAAAACATGAAAATTAGTAAAATCTATTTATGCCTATATAATACTTAACTATTTTTAGAAAGTCGTAAGGATGAGCTATTTCGTTCATAACTTAGGTGTAGGATAAATCCCCTTAAAACCATATCTTGGATAAAGAATATCTGCTATTTCGTTTGTAAGACTACCGTATTCTTGGGTATACAAATATAATATGCATTCATCCATTAAATCAAGGTTATGTCTTTGGGCAATTTCCTTTAGTCTACTTTCTACAATTTCTAAAGTTAGATTTTTAAAATCACTTCTATCTCTATTAAAATTCTTTTTCATATCTTCCATTCTCCGTATCTTTGTATTAGCAAGCGGCAACTTGCTAATAAGTTTAATTTTAATTTGGTAAAAAAATGAGGGAATTATATATTTTATAACCTATAATTCATAATTGAGTAACCTTGGGAATTTTCTTTAGGTTATTTTATGCACTCTTCATGAGCGTAATAAATAGAATGAATTATATTCTCAGCTACTTCCTTTGAATAACCATTATTGCGTTTGCTACATTCGCATAAAACGTCTGCACTATCAAATGGCTTATTTAGTTCTCGTGCTATATTATGCAATTCTGAGAGAACTTGTTTAACTTCTTCTGATTTCATAACGTCTTATTTTTCAAGTGTTCTTTACTAAAGTATTCTTATCGTATCCTCCGGTTTTACTTCTTCATACCTTTGTAATTTCAAAGAATACAAAGTTAAATTTCCGTCCTCTTTCACTTGGTCCAAAGTCCAAATTTCACCCATATATGAAAATTCGCTACCTACGGAATAGTAATTTTGTTTATCAAACATATTGAGCTCAAAAATAGGATGACCGTCATCGCTGAAAAGTTCCGCTTTAATACTTTTCATAGTACGCTTATCGCTGAAAATGCTCTTCAAACGGTTTCTTTTAGCAATTTTAACAATCTTCTCCTTTTTATAGCCCATTAATTTTTCATAGTACGCTTTATCCTTTGGGCTGTAATATATCTTGCGCCTGAACTCTGCTAATAAGTATTCTTTCTGCAATTGCAGAAAATACTCAGCAACGGACAAGTTTCTTGTTTTTACAGTTTCCATCTCTATTTTAGTTTTCCGATTATATCTACATTAAATTCTCTTGGTTTTCGAAGAACGCTGAAAACTTCGTAGGCTTCGCTTTTAGAGCATTCATCAATATCTTTTTTAGTTGTAAATGTAATAGTTGTATTGAAATACTCTTCCAACTCCAAACCGTACTTCTTTATCTCTTTCAAAGCGTCATAATCATACAAAAGTATAACGCTTTCAATTCCCTTTATTATCAATTTTTGTCTTTGCTCCGGGCTTATCTTTTTACCGAACGTACAAACGCATTTCACAAAAGGTTCTTCCCAAAGTTTCAAAAACTTATCAACAGCGATCTTATCAAATATTCCCTCAACGAGAATAACCGTGCGCGTGGAGTCCTTTTCAATTTCGTCATATCCAAACAATAACTGACCGAAATTCGTATCCGGGGAATTATTATAACGTAGTCGATCTGCGGGAACTTTCTTTGCTCCGTATCGCCCTAAAAACCCCCGAATTTTTCCTCCATCGTAAATTGGTACTATTACGTAATTTTGAAATTTACGTACTAAATCCGTTGCACCTATTTTGTAACGCACGCAATCCTCTGGAGTTATACGGCGGTTAAGAAGATACGGAGTACTATTGCGGCTGACTTTCCAACCCAATGGTAGTTTCTTTTCCGGCAATTCCTCTAAACGCACTTCATCTTCTTCTGAACGCTCTTCCAGAATTTCCTTTATGCTTACTATCTTTTCCCTTTCTTCAATCGTAGCACCACCCAAAAGATAAGTTCTATTGAGACGTTTAAGAAGTTTGTATATACCACCAGATTCTCCACAACGTTTACAATCCCATTGCTGAGTCTCCTTGGAGATATAAAAGTGAGCTTCTTTATTACAAAAGGGACACGTACAAATGTATTGTCCCCTCCGATTAAGTTTTGGGTTGATTAATAGCTCGCGTAAATCCGAATCGTCAATCTTCATCTTTCTCATCCCAATCCATATTTAGCGTCCGCACACGATCGTAAAAACGAGAATAAGCAAAATTATTTGCTATGTGAATTGGATCACCTCTCTTGTAATCACGAAGTTTATCTGTGTGTAATCTCATAATTTCGTCTTTCATTTCATCACGCGTCTGATTAATGGTTATAAAGACGTCAAAAGGACGAATCTTGCCCTTATCCTCACTTAATTGAGCACGCGTTATTACGAACTCTGGGTCATTCCTCTTTTCCTCGTCTATACTACTACTTTGAGTTGCCGTATGTACCACGGCATTGAATTCCATAGCAAGAGTTTTCATACCCTTAGCCAATTTAGCCTGTCGGAAACGTTCCTCACTGGGACTGTAACGGATTCCATCGCCTACCTCAACCAATTCTAAATAGTCGATCACTATCACGTCTACCTTACCATATATTTTCTCAATCTCCTTTAGTTCCCTACGAATATCATTCAAGGACTTACCACCCCATTCTTCCTCAGAGATTACGATAATATCAGATTTATGGAGTTTCTTCACAATACGTTTCGTAACCTCCATTTTCTTATCCGGAATATTACCAAGTTTGACGTCTTGGTAAAGCGTACCTGTCCAAGCGGCATCGTAACGGTTTAAGCATTGCTCCTTTGTACCCTCTAACTGAAAATGAGCCGTCCGGTGTCCTTGACGCGCGGCGGCTATTCCCATAGCAGTCAAACATTGACTCTTTCCAGCACCGGAATCACCCAACCAAAGAACGCATTCGCCCGTTTCTGGTCCACCGAATTCTCCCCCCAAACGGTAATCAAGTTCATCAATACCTGTAGGGATTTTAAAACGTTTTTGGTAATCCTCGCTCTTTCGCCGGGCTTGACGTGCAGCGAAGTCTCCAAAGACAGTCTCAAACTGAGGTTCCATAATAGAGAATTTAGCAAATTCCTCCGCATATTTTACAAACGTATCATACGCCTTATCCTTTTCCCCTCTATTGTATATATCGGCTATCTTATCATTAACCTCCAAGAACTTCATTTTCTTTATAAAATTCTCAAAAGTATTCATAAGACTCGTTTCGAATCCCTCGTCATCCTCAAATTCTACTTCGTTGATCTCTGCGATTAAGTCTAAGACTTTGCCAGACTCAGAGAACTGTTGTTGCATTTGACCTATCGTGGGTATTCTTCCGCGTCTATCAAATTCCTTAGTAGTCCACTGCCATAATTGTTTTTCGGCTTCTGTCTGAAGAAAGGAGAACTTAAGATATTGACGAACGGTGTCGAAGATCGTGCGTTTGTGAAAAGATGCCGCAAAAAGTTCTTTTATATAGTTACTCGTTAAATTATTGTTTCTTGCCATATCCGCGTTTTACGTACACTTTCGGGTAAACTTCCGAAAGCATCGTTTTACATTCATTTTTAAAATCACATCGCGTACAAAGAGAACTACGGTGATGATAAAGAGTAGTATTTGCCACGCACCAAGATAGTCCACGTTTCGTATTGAAATACTCCTTTTTAGCGTTCTCTTCAACGGGACGCAGTACGTTAATTAACTCTGAAATACGGGACGAAATACGAACCTGTGGACGAAGAATCCCCAACTTTTTTACATGACCACGTACAATACGTGCGTTAAACTCCGGATCAAACTTTCTCCAACGTTCAATAGCCTTTTTACCAAACATCCATTGGAATCTAACGGAACGTGAATAATCACGGTCACTTCCCGTATTAAACCAAGACTGAAATTGATAATTCAAAAACGTCCGGATGAATTCCTCTCCAACCGAACGTCCGTCAAACTGAGTAAGGAAATACTCAAAGGCTTCCGTATCCGCATCATTGCACTTATATCCCACCACCCTCCGTTTAGTTATTGAAGACAGCATATCAATGAACATGTCTACCGCCATGCGGTAAAGCTGGGATTCTCTTCTATTCATAGTCTAAACCATTTACGTATCCAACGTTCCAAAGTTTCGTAGCAATCGTCAACCTCCGTATCTAAGATTCCTACGTTACGTTCTCCGATCGCATCTACGTAGGTTTGTAACCTTGACGCTGAATGATCAGTAAAATAAGCATCAAACTCATCGAAGAAATCCAGTATGAGGCTTCTATCCTTTGTATCCGTTGTTCCTAACACACGACCTTTCCGCTGAATCGTGTTAGCATCCTCTAATCCACCGTCTATGTTTATCATAACTTCTACGGACGGTAGCGTGACTCCCTTTTTGAATATTCCCGAAGCGGACAACATACCGCCCGTAGCATTTAGAAATTCCGTCTTTGCTCGCTCTCTATCCTCATTAGACGTTTCACCGCTGATAAAAGGTATTCCCGTCAACCTTTCCACGCGTTTCCCGTGCTCTATGCTTTGGAAAAGCAATAGAGTCTTTAGGTTCAATCTCTGAAGAATATCGATCACCTTACGCAATACCCCGTTACGGTACGCAGAATTAAAAATCAACTCCTTGCGGTACAATTCGTAATCATCTTGAGCAACGCTGTACTCTATATCATTGTGATTTACGACTAACATAAACACGCGGTAATCTGACAAAACTCCGCGATCTTTCAACGTCTTTTCACTAATTTCATAAACAACGTCCCCAGACCATTCGCGGAGTTTAAGGTTTTGAACCAATGCTCCGCTACGATAAGGTGTTGCTGAAAGACAAAGTTGATATTCCAATTTCTTACATTTCCGGTAAATCTTCAATTTAGAATCAGAAGCATTCTCATGTATCTCATCAACCGCCAAGAACTTCAACTCTTTCAAATACCTTTCCAACGTCCGTTTCTTCTTCGCGTCCTTACAACGGTTCGAAAGCGTACTTTGTATTGTTTGAATCATGCCTACCGTCACGCGTTCCGTCACGTCTATCTTCCCCTCCCTTATCTCACCAATGCGCAATTCCCCGTAACGCGGTTCGTAGAACGTCCGGAAGTCGTTTATTGCCTGAGAGAAAAGTGTGCGGTTATCCGTAACAAACAAAAAGTTTCCCTCATCCGTAGCAAGGAAAATCCTCATAATCTCAGCCGCAATGAACGTCTTACCGCCGCGCGTTGGAACAACAATGATCCCAAACCTACGTTCAAAGAACCTCCTAACGGCATGACTCTGATGAATGTACTTTCCCGTCATACGGTCATCTATATCAACGCCCTCAGGCAAGGCATACGCGTAATCCTCTACTTCATACTCAATGCCGTTTTCTTTTAGGTACGTCTCCAAGGTCTTCAACATACCGATCTGAAACGTACGGTCTTTTGCGTTGAACTTCTTTATGCGGTGAGAATACGCAAATGGATCTGGATTGAGAAAAGTCAAAGCCCGTGCAACGTGACGAATACCGCCCTTATTTGAACCGGCAAAGGAATACGTCATGTTATCAACGCGAAGTATTGAAACCTTAGATTTATTTCCAATGCTCGTCATACATCTTTCGCAATTGAGATTGAGTCATTTCTTCTGGTATGTGTTTCTTAACAAGATACGCACCTCTCCGTTTCCCATAAAGTTCCAAAAACCCCGTTCCGGTCAAAAGATTGCGTATTTGATCCACTGAATTACTCGAAACGACCGTATGATACTTCACTGGGTCTAATATGTCATAACCATTTGCTATAAAAAATCCTTGTTCTTTCAAGCGATCAAAGAAATCTTGGCGGTATAACAAATTTCCAACGGGCATTCCGTTTACGCAATTTTTGATCACATCCCAAATTGATCTTTTCTTTGGTTTTTGCTTCTTTTCCATTTTTCTTAATTTCTTTGGGGTGAGGAAGTAAAACTAAAGTTTACCCCTATAATCCCCTCATTTGTTAGTAATGATTAAAATAACTTTGGGTATGAGTACTCAGTTGTCAAAAGTTTACCCTATATTCATCCAAGACAGAGCTGAGATTTTTACGTTGGTGAGGTACTGGTGAATACGTTCGCTCTACCGTATGAGTAGTAGTTAACTTTGAAAGATTCGATCTTAATAAGAATGATTTACATGACCGTTATCGCGTTTTAAGTAATCGTGAAAGAAAATCTACGTTTAAGGTTTGAAAGTGCTAATACAAAAGAAAGAGAGATGAAATCAAATGATCTATCCCTCTTTCAAGTCAACATATATAAAAACCAACCCTACGTTAATGCTGTACCGTCTAAATTAGTCCATAACGTACCATCCCAACAAATATACTTTTTCAAAGTAGTATCATAGTATTGGAATCCAGAGTCATCAGCCGACAAGTTAACAGGTCTTAAAGAAGTCGTTCCCTTGTTATTAAAAGCGCTTTGACCATTAGAATTTATCCATTTTGATCCATTCCAAAAAATTGGTATTTGTAAAGAAGCATCAAAGAACTTATACCCAAGGGGAATTTTAGTGTACTTATATTCCGGTCTTTCTAAAGACGTTCCGCTGGTATTTATTTCGGAAGAAAGTTCATAAGGCAAAACAATAGCGTCTGTTAACCAATCTTCTATTGTAGAAATAGCATTTTCAGATAATGTAAAATTACTTCCTGAAATAGCGGTAATAGTCGCTTTTCCGTTATTAATATACTCTGAATTTACAACGTCTCCTATACTCCAATTCCAAACGCTTCCGGAACAAACAACAGTATTGCTTCCCTCCGTAAAGGTTGCACCTGTATTGTAGTGAAGTTTTCCACCCTTGAGAACTTTATATATAGTGTTATTAGTTTCCAAAAATATAAAGTCTCCATCAGATAAAACTGCATTTGCGGTAGTTTCTTTGGGAACTAAATAAGGATAATTAGATACCGTAGCAAAAGCATTCGTTCGGAGAATTGCTGGACCTTTTGAATACCCATATTTATAAGTAGTACTAAAAGAATTGCTTATATTTTGATATGAATAATTAACTCCGCTTACGCTAATATCTACAATGTCAACGGGGAAATTTTCATCCACATCGCTATAATTAACATTGAAAATATTATTGTTTATATTTACGTCCTGACAATTTTGAATCTTTGTAATATATTTGCAACCTACGTTACTGGCGGTAGAGGAATTTATTATATTGTTGCTTATGTTAACACTTCGTGTTCTTCCTCCGCTTTGAGTAGAACAAATAATTACCGCATAATCTATACTGCCTGCCGCACCGCCTATTTGATTATTGCTGAAATTTAAACTGAATATATTAGTTATATACTCAGAACCTGTACTGCCGCTAATTATACCAAAAGTAAAGATTGCTGGAGGTACGTTATCAAAATAGTTAGTGATAGCAGAATAATCAGCGCATTCAAAGTAATTATTTATTACTGAAAGTCCACTTATTCCACTAAGCGCAATAGCGCCTTTTGTATTCCCCTCTAATTCATTTCCTATTATAACACCTCCGAATCCACCCCCGGTAATAGTAGTAGGTTCAGATTCAATGGCTGCTCCAGCTAATTGTTGAAAAACGCAATTTGATATATTTTGTAAAGTAGGCTGATATGTTTCCTGAGAATAGTGTAAACCGCCGCCCTTAGTAGAATTAACGCCAACGCATCTCTCAAAAACATTTAGAAAAATATTGTTATTCACCACGCTATGTAAGTGATAAATACCTTTCTCAAATTTAGCAAATCCGCCATATACCTTTACATCTGAACAAGTACTTCGAATTATTTCGTATAAGAGTATGGCGCTATCAAGTTGGGAATTATTAGTTATATATACGGCAAAATTAGATAAGAAATCATATTGAGAAATAATAGTGCTATTTCTATTGATAGACAAAACGGCTGAAGAAGTATCAACCATGTTTGCTATAAATCCAGTATCCGTACCGCTTCCCTCAATAGTTACTCCGCTTGTATAATGTGCTGTAACGTTTATATCTATTTCTTTAGTTATGTAATACAGACCGCTCAATAAAATAGAATGAACATTAGTACTTATCAACGCGGCTTTTACGCTATCAAAAGCACTATTTGAATTGACAAGAGTCTCTGTAGTACTTATTGATCCAGTGGGGTTGTTCAAAACGTCTTTCTTGTAAGACTTTGCTCCAAACCATTCCGGCTTAAGATGACTCACGTTCCAAGTTCCTGCTAATTCAAGAGTAGTGCTATCAAAGATTTTTCTTGATTCGGCTTTAATTACGGTATTATTGCCAAATATCTTTCCATTCTTTATACTTCCTCCTTGAAAATCAAGCGTGCATCCCTCTAACATTAGCAAAGCACCTCGCTTTAAATCCAAATCTTGAGTTATCTTGAAGATAGTATTAGTTTTGTCGAAATAATCTTGTTGAGGCGCACTGATATCTGGACTAAACCAATCAGAAGTATCGGTTGCTCCCGTAGAATCAGTTACAACGGCTTTAACCAACCACATATCGCTCAATAACATATTTTTCGTAACAGTTACAAGCGTTCCTCCCGTACCGTTTAAGGAATACCAAGACAAGTCTTCACCATCCAGACTAAACGTGTACGGCTCAGTTCCTCCCGTAGCCGATAAACTGGCTATGACCGTCCCTGCTGGAACGCTCTTATCAAAGAGGATATTGTATTTATTTACAGAAATTTGTAATGCCATAATTCCTTTTGTTCTTTATATTATTGCTACTTTATCAACTAACGTACCGTCCGTGTTTCTCCAATTCGTCCCATCGTAGTGAACTTCGTTATTTCTCCAAAGCGCCTTTAACCCCGGAACGGCATACGTAATGTGCGCTAAATTATCTGTATCATTCAACATAAGATTATTGATAATGCTACGAATATTATTTATTGGAGCATCAAGACGGTAATTTATTGCATACAACAGGGTATTATTATCATAAATGTTTCCTATCGTGGCATTGGTAACACTCGTTAGACGACAAAGACAAAATTGATTTTCTCCTGTAGAATAACGTGTATTATCCCGAACTACTACGTTTTCACAATTGTCTAAAAGTATAACGTCATCCGATATATTGTTACCAAAGTAATTATCATAAATCTGAATATTATCTCCTCTATGTAATTCAATACTTTGAATCAAGGAAGTATTCAGACGACAATTCTTGATAGTAGCATTTGTTATGTTTTCCCCTACTTGATTTGGTCCAGTTATGATTCTACGTTTGAAATCGCAATTGTCTATTAAGAAGTTATTCAAGTTTCCATTAAACAGCATCTTCATAAGAACGGAATTGCGGAAAGAAAGCCCGTCTATGTCTCCCTCCAAAACAATATAAGGATTATTGCCGTATATAAAGGAATCTTCTATATCATAACGGAAATTATCAATGTCTACATTCTTACATTTTCCTATGTAGAGGAAAGGATAATTCACCGTTGTATCGTGATTAACTACGTTAATGTTCCGTAATTGCAGTTTTTCGCTTTGGTAAGCAATGATTTGATTCTTCGTGGGGGCTACGTAGCAATCTATCAAAAGCCCGTCTACAATGACGTTAGACGTATTAAAAGCAATATGAAGATCGGTGGAGTAATCTACATCCGTATTCACAGGATTTGAATTCTTTATAATCCGGTTGTTTTTGATGGCTATGTTTGCCGTTGAAGTAGAAAGAGAACCAACGAGAATTCCCTTGACGTTATCTATAAAGAGATTGTTTTCAACCAAGACGTCATAGATTGTTTGATTTTCGTCATGTTCTATATCTACTCCGGCAGACGGTGCTGTACCTTGAATGTTTTCCAACGTACAATTCCGGATTATTACACCTCGGCTTGCTCCTACGGTAATACCTTGCCGGCGGTTATTGCTTGAATAAATTCCGTCAATAGTAATATTCTCCGAATCTGAACCGATAATCACGCCATCTCCAGTACAGTCGCGCGTAGTTATTCCGGATACATGAACATTTTTACAACCGCGAATATAGAGTCCGTACCCCCATTCGTGAGTAGAATCCGATGGATTATACGTGTGTCCCGATCTATCACCCACTATTGAACCACTTCCGGTAATAGTTACGTTAGATTTACCGTAAAGTCCCATAATGGCGTAACGCTCTAAGGAGTTTGGAGTGAACGTTATTGTGCCGTTCAGTATTATGAGTGAGTTAGATGTAGGCTGAATTAAAGAATCCGTTACCGCGCTTGTAAATTGCGTTGTACTGTGATCTGAGTTTATAACTACTACGCAAGGGTGGGAATCCTGAGTTAACGCAAACAACGACCTTAAAAGACGAGCGTTTGAGTTTACGTAATCTACAAGATTTTCATCTGTAACATAATCTACTATCCAAGTACCATCAATGAACGTATTTTTGAACAAATAGTCTGAAGAATCAATAACCGTATTTTTACCGATCAATGAACCTCCAGAAATACTACCTCCATTGAATCTAAGTACGCAACCCTCCGGAACGGTAATAGTATTTTGAATCGTAAAGTCATAACGGATTTCATAGATAGTATTAGTGTCCGCCATTTCCGTTTGCTTCAAAACATTGTCTATCCCAGAAGCTATTCCGCGAAGAATCTTGTAACCCTTATCAACGTATTTCGCTGAATTAACAGGTCTATCCGCTATATACAAAGACGTAGATATACCTGTGTCGTCCTTTGTAATATCTTCCGAATCAACAATGTTACTTCCTCCACCGCCTGTGCCGCGATAAGGCAGATTATTCCAAGCCGTTTTTCCGTCTCCTAATTTATAAAGCAGAGAGTCCAGCTCATAACCCGGTTCTCCGGATGCAAGCACGGGGTTGAATTGCTCCCACCGTGCTTTAGTATCCCTCCTTAATTGTATCTTATCAGCCATATTCTAATTATTGACAAAATTCTTTAATAAAATTTCTATATACCACATCGCCTATCTGGAGATAACCAGAATCTGATGGATGTACTCCGTTTGTACCAATTTTCTCAGTAACTTCACTATTTCTTGTATTAACGGGTTCTTCGCTGTAGGGCATGTTAAATTCGCTATCTACTTGAGATGAGACGTTAACGAATTCTACCCAATTTTTATATTCTTCTTGATTAGCAAAGTCTTGATATGCTTTATTCATATTGAATACGGTATTAACCGTACCATATTGGTCTGTGATACCATTACCAATTGAACCGAAATTAGCCGCAATACCTCCGTTGATAGACGGAATTTGTATACCTAAAATTGTCATTTTAGCATCTGGGAAGTCTCGGTGAAGCGTATCAGCGAATATTTTAACTTGATTAATGAAAGACGTCCAATCATCTTTCCAAGAAACTAAACCGTTCCAAGTTAAGAGTGTATAAACACAATCTATACGTCCATCGCAATATTCATTTGCATATGGAATAAAATCCATTTCATTAGTCTCCGAATTCCAAAGAGGATTTGCGGAATCAAGTTCTGCTGAAGAATAGGTAATAGTAGCATCTCCATTGCCACTTTTCTTGGTAAGCGTTCCTGATGCCATTGGAACATTAGAAGCGTCTGAAGTCCCTAAAAGTATATTCCCCGTTCCCGAAGTTACATTAACCTCTATAACCGTATATTCAAAATTATTGTTTGTATATACTGCTCCAATACTTATTGAAGTAACGCCGGAAACTTGGAAGCGAAACGCTGGACGTCTTGCTGAAGTATAGTCAGACCAATTCCAACCTCCCTCTCCAAAATATCCCGTTGTACCGTTCTTTTTCTTTCCTACAAAATTTATATTGGTTAATCCTTTTCCTGCCGGAGTTCCGCCCGTTTCAGTCAATCTTCTATGAGCTTCTCTACACCATACTCCATTGTATGTTAAAGAATCTCCAAAACAAGCTATGTTAATTTCAGACGCAGGTGATTTTACCGCATCCCGTATTTTTAAGGTTGTCTTGGCGGTTGATAAAACGTTTTTGTTATTATCGCGTATTGTTAGAGTCCAGTCGTAGTCTCCTATATCGCTTGCTGTAGGAGTAACTTGAAAATAACGGGGATATTTAGCACCCTTATCACAAGTAACAAATAGATCGTAGACATAAGGATTTACGGCAGCTACAATGCCGCGGAAGAATAATTGCAGCGTATCTCCGACTATGGCGCTTAATTCATTAGGTAGAGAAATTTTGATAGCTTCAGACGCTGGAGTGGGTATGTCTAATCTTTGTCCAATATTTTCCACTTGAGCGTCAGTTAATTGAACTTGACTCTCATACGTTCCGTACCAAATATTGTTGGAATAATAATTCGTTCCATCTCCCGAAACATTTTCTAACGTTTCTTGATTAATATTTCCATTTGTAGCATATGTAAAAGTTGGATAAGAAGTCCCGTCCGCTGGCATATAAATGTATGGATACCCCGAATACCCAAAACGAGCGCAAAGAGCATCACAAAGCCATTCTATATAAAGAAGTTCTTTTTGACTATTGCTTATTACCGTACCTAAATAAACAATTACTTGTTGATCTTGTCCCGGTTGAATATTTAATCCCGTTTTAGTTGCATCTGCATATATAGTACCGTTCTTATCTTTGCTCTTTATCCTTACTCTAACTTTTGTGATTGGAGAAGTTCCACTACTCTGAGCGCGGATTCTAATACCTACGCAATCAAAATTTTGAGGAGTGCCTAAACTTTGTCCCCAACCAGAATATGGTCCAGTGTTATTCAAAAACCCAGCAGAATCGCTTCCAAACAAAGTTCCTCCGTTTTGAATATTTTCTTCTACTTCGGTAAGTTCGCTTACAATTTCGTTGATTTTGTCAACTTCTTCTTGGTTTATTAATTTACCGTCTTTTGTGATAATCTTGCTTACTTCCCCGTCAATATCTTCTACTTGTGTAGTAAGTTCTGTTATTGAATCATTTACTTCTTTAATGCTATTTTGAATGTCGTTGTATAGACTCCAAATAATACCGTTATGAAAAACTGTAGGAGAAATTCCCAATCCCAGATAGAAAAATAAATTACTCGTTAACGCATCGTCTCTCAAAGCATTGAAATTCACCAATATCATTGACTTAGTATTTCTACCACTTCCCAATAAAGTATAACTACCGAATTCAGCAATAACTTTAGTAAACGTATCCGCAACGGTCACCGAACTTGCAGTAGATGGTATAACCGTTATGTCTTCTTTGTAAAGAGTGGCGGTTTTGGCAGTTTTAGAAACGCTTGCTAAAGAATAGGAATACCCCAATTCATAATCAACATCCAAAATAGCGTCTAACAAAAACTTATCATACCCCCATTCTACAATTTGCGGAGACATTGGCCATTGATCATTATTATCATACGGGAAAGGCTTACGGGCGGTACTGGAAAGTACAGAATCTTCAGAATATTGTCTAATAGGGGCAGTAGACGGTAAACTATCGCTTTGATAAACTCCTATGTTCGCCGTAGTAGTGTAGTTCAATCTCAAGAAAGCGGCAGAGGACGGTGCTGTAACCGTTCCGGGCGAAACAACATTATTTCCGGATAACCAGTTGTAATCCTTATCAAACCAGTTAATTGAAATAGCGTTATATATTGTATATACTTTTCCGGCTTCTATGGCAATGAATCGTGTGAGGTAGTAGTCGCGACTTCCTACCCAATGTCCATCTGAAGTATCAATATATCTTCCCTCAATGCGCGTATCCGGATCATTAGAAATTAAATTAGCATTGGCGGGTGAATAAAAAGCCTTTTGGCGATCGGCTAATACGGAAAATACACGCCCAAATTCGCGCATACTTAAGTCTTGGGATATTACCGCGTCCGCGTCATTTCCAAGTTCTTCCAAAATATTACCGTTAAATCCCGATATAGGTAGGTTGTTCCACTCCGTTGACCCATCCCCCATTTTGTAAAGATTGGGACTATCTAAAATCAAACCAATTTCTCCTTGCATCAAAAGGGGATTATTCTTCTCCCAATTTGCCGCCGTATCTCTCCTGAATTGAATTCTACTTGCCATATTTATATATTCGTCTTTTTAGTAACTTCCTGAACTGTTTCCGCAATCAATATTCACTGCTCCGCCGTAAACGCTATCCGCCCTACCTCCGTCCAAAGTACGAGATTCTAAAGAACTTAATTTCGTTTGTAACTGCCAACGGGGGGATTGTCCCTCAACCGATACCCAACTGTATATAGCGTCCTCACTTGGATTGCTTTCGTTATGGACAGATACAATAGAACCATTCTTCAAAGAACGTCCGTCATCACCTATGGGGGCGTTAACGTCAGCTTCCATATCAGCAACGGAATCATACGTTTTTGAAATTCTCAAATCGTAGTAGTAATACCCATTTTCCGATTGCGCTATTACATTAGTCGGAACAGTAGCATACGTCCAATACTCCGTATTCCATACCAAAATAACAATGTATGCTTCTTCCTCCGTTGCAGTAACTGTAATACTTTGTCCGTTTTCATCAACGAAATTAGAAAAAGTAACGGAATTATCCGGCGATACTGCACCAATGTAAGATACACGTGCGTTATCCGGCTGAATGGGGGTAGTATCGGGGGTTGCTATGCCTATTAAACTACTCCCTCCGGTTATCTCAAGACTCTGAATATAATCAAGCATATTCAACGCGAACGCTTGATGATTTTCAGGTTGAATCTCCGTACCCACAGGACGTCCCATAAGGGTATTTATGATCATTTCTCTGGTATCTTCGTATCCTGCCATAATTCTCTATCTTTCTTTTTAGGGTTGTTGATCTACTAAATCATAATTAATCAAAAGCTCAACTTCCTCTACGGTAGGATAGTTGAACTTGTCTTTGTAATTCTTCAAAATTTCTTCGTTACTTAGGCATTGATCACCTTTTTTGATTCTTCTTTGAAGCCATATTCCTATGCAATCACCCGGCTGCATATCTTCGGCAATGATAACACTATTATCTGCCTTTGTAAGCAATTTTCCTAAGTACTCAAACCTCGCGCCATCAGACGAGATATATGAACACGTTACGGGGGAATCGTAAACTTCTTCGTCTCTTCTTTCAATACGAAACGTATCTGAGGAAATTCTACGGGACGTCCAAAGATCACTTTCTTCAAAGGCTTCCTTTATTGCTTCCCAAGTTCCATCTAAACCTCCCTTTTTAGCAATAGCCGTTACGCCCATAGGATTGAACATAACTTCCTCCTCAGCAATCATAGGGGTTATTACTTTAACATCCACTCCAGCGCGATAGAACGAAGCATCATGAAATTGAACACTAATAGGGGATTGATAGCGATTAGCGATATGTTCCATCATCATGGTGTTTTTATCTACCACAACGGCAGCTACCTTAAATTCCGCTAAATTTCCCTCATCGGTTATAACGGACAGCGTTACATCCTTTGCCACTTGTTCAAATTCATTTACAAGAGCGAAAGCAAGCGTTTCTGGTACTTTCTTCTCTAAAGTATAAGATGAGATTAGATCAAAAATCTCATTAATCGCGCCATTGGGAACGGGGCTGGAAGAGACATAACCACCTAAACTTTGATTAACATCATTTTGAGGAGAATCTCCACCGCTTTTTACAAGTGACGTTTGAGCGCCAGTTAAATATAGCATCATAACTTTAAGAATAATTTCTAAGTTCTACAACAGGTTCGTTAATAGTCATTGTCGCTTGCGAATCTCCAATCATTTGCTTTTCTCCGTTCTCGTTTGTAAATTCTGCAATAGAGAATTTACCCCAAGCCGTTGAATCATTACCGTTGATCATTCTATAACGGAATCCCAGAGTAATTTCGCCATAAGGAACTGGAATAAGTATTTTGTTTGTTCCGCTTCCTTGAGTTACGGAATGATAGTAAGGAAGAGCAGAAATATTTTCTCCGGAATACGTAATCATATACTCCAAAGTAGTATAAGGAGGAACAACAATAAAGGACGTTACATCACCCTCTACTACTTCATTATTAAATTGAGGAATTGAAAGAACCTTATTGGTATTTCCGGAAATGACTACTTTTTTCATATTAGCACGATTTACCAAATACCAACCTTTGAATAACTCGTCCGGAATATCGCCCGTACCCAAGAAATTACAATATCCCTCTTTAATCAAAAAAGTAGTAGCCGAAGCAGACGAACTTAGTTCAAAAGCCGTAATATTGTATGCATGCTCAAACGTTACTTCCAAAAGATTACTTTGTATTCTTTGGATTTGTACTAAACTCACAATTTCATCTTGAGTAACGTTATACCCAGTATTGTAAGATTCAGCGTTGAACATATATCCGGCGCGCAAATCGGTAACTACTAAACTACCGTTCACAAACTCTGCGGAAGCTAATATGAATTGATCGGAAGTCAAAGTTGGCTCATCTTCTTGATAAAGAAGTTGAATGTTGTAATAGTCCATCTCATAGATCAACTTATTACCCTCAGCAGGTTGAAAACCGGGGGTAAACGCGCCTACTACCGAATATTGTACGTTGCTTTCTACGCTGAAAGAACCAGCCAGTACGGCGTTCGTATCGCTCGTTACGCTAACTACTTCATAATCTTCTTTATTAAGCGTAGAATTGAACTTAACCTTTACGGGGAAATTCGGTTGACCTCTTAATACTGAAAGGAAATTAGTACCAACTCCAACAAGACTTCCATCGGATGCTACGGATACCGTTCCATTTTCGTAATTAGTCGAAGCGTACTGAAGAACTAACCAACATTTGTTTCCATTATTTTCAATAGTTATCGTGGAAGCGTTCTTCATCACGATTGCTTGCAATTGCGAATCAAAAGCAATCCCCGGCTGAACGACTACCTGATTGTACAAATAACCGTTCGTGACCTTGTAATAATTATTTTCAGCCGTTTGAACAATTCCAAAAGTCTTTACTAAACTTTTGATTGCCAACTCATAGCCGTCTTTCTTTAGGAATTGAACTAAGCGATTCAATTCGTTAACTTCTAAAAAAAGATTTGAGCTCAATTTTAATTTCGACATATAAAACTTCCTTAATTTATATCAATTTTAGGGTTTTATAGTTGTAATTACAAGGTTACAAAACACTGTAGATCATATATATATATAATGATAATTATATTTACTCACAAAACTAAAAACGCGATATTATGGCAAAAAGCGCATGGATTACCCCCAATCCCTCTTCAGGGACGGGTACAAAAACAGTTTCGGTATCCGCTCAAAATTTTACAGGTAGAGTCGAACGAACTACTACTTTAACAATCACATCTACTAAGGATACATCAAAAAAGGCTACAGTTACTGCTAAACAAACTGCACTTACTGAATTCTTGACTTTAAAAACTTCGGCAGGGAATTCTATTCCAGCTACTGCCGGTATTATTCAATACACTTTTGAAAGCAACTCAAAATATATTTGTTTAAGAAAGGATTCTGGATATACCGCTTCTGATGTTATTGTTTTCAATATTCCAGAAATACAAACTGGAGGAACTGTAACTGGAGTTGATAAAAGTTCATTTATTCTTTATACCATACCAAGTGATTACGGTGCCTCAAGTAAATACACAATTGAAATATCTATTAGCGTAAAAGCTAATGAAACCATTAGTCCTATTACAAGAAAGTTTACTTTAGGAGGTGTTTCTGGATCATCTGAGCCTACTACTTTTCCAACTGCTTTGACTGTTCATACAACTTCCGTTCAGGCTGCTAAGGTTGTTACTTTGACGGTATCTCCTACTTCAATAACAATCCCTGCCGCTGGTACGGCTCAGACTATTACCGTTACATCTAATGATGCATGGTCAATTTCTTAATTTCTTAATTTCTTA